TCTTTTCTTCCGTTGTGTAATCATTCGTGGACAGTCCCTTACCGGAGACTTTATCCACTTTGCCGCTCATCTGGCTGTCAATCTGGCTCTGTGTGTAGATCGAAGGCTTATTCTTGATGTAATCATCTGCGCTGGTACTGGTCTGGCTCCAGTCCGATTGTACATTCACCTCAGCTCCGGCGGCTACGCCAGCCAGCTTGTTCTTCTCGGCTGTCGTATAGTCGTTGGTAGACAAACCTTTTCCAGAAACCTTATCCACCTTCTCGTCCAAATTGGTATCGATCAAATCCAGATCGTCATCCATCAGCAATCTTTTGACAGTACCGTTTGAGAAACCGATATATGCCGATTTTCCGTCTGACGTATTCGGATCGCCGGACAAAATCACAGCCGGTTCTGCTGGTTGCATCTTAGACGGATCGAAATCCGCATATGCCCCACGCCTTGTATGTATAGCCATACGCTGTTACTCTCCTTCCCAATCTGTAAACAATCCGCCGTCTATATTATGCTTTGCATCATCCAGGGCGGAAATGATCTGCTCATAAACGGACGGGGTTGGTGGCTCACTCGATTCAAGATCATCACCATACCCCGTCTCATAGACTCTTACTCTTGCTTGATTTGCAGTAACCAGATCACCACAGAAGACCGATACATAAAACTCTCCGTAGCGTCCGTCCAGGACCTCCCACGGCACCAGACACGTTCCATCATCACCGATGAGGACTTCATAGGCCGAATCAATGTTTCGGAAGATTGCTGTCTTGATCCCGGCCCATTCGTCTGTCAGAAATGAAAACTCTGCATACAGATAATTCTGGGATTTTGCCACAGTCCGAAAATGATCCGACCTGATAATCATCTGGTTGCGCACTTTGAATTGCAACTGTGCCATATAAGGCTGTTCACCCCCTCCCCATTAGGTACAGAAACCGAAGTAATAATACGTGTTGTAAATATAATCTGAGTCAGAACCATTTGAGTTTCTAAACCGTGTCGGCGCATATACGCCATTTGGCTCATGCGTCGCATCTGCCTGCGTCAAAACCACAGCTTTTCCACTAGTATTTGTACTTCTGTAGAACAATGAAGATGGCCTATATGAGGTGTTACTCATATTCCAATCAATGCCACCATATTCCGCAGATTCATTTCCATACATCTCGGAATAAGAAACAAGAAATACCTTATCTTGTGTTACCTCGTCCGGCACATTTACATATTTGTTGCTCGCAGTTTCATCAGCAACCATACTTTGCGAGTGTATTTTAACGGACTTTATCTTATTTCTCACAATGGGATTTATGCCGTCAAAGAAATCGCCATTCATCCATGCACGCATCTGGCATTCTTTCCACCCGCCAACACATCCAGTTCCAGACACATATCGAGCAATGGAGGTTTTTATCCTACTGGAAATAACAGTATTTGTTCTAGTTGCACCATTTGTTACGCTTGCCCAATTAAGTTCAACAACCTTGGTGTCAATATATTCATTATATGCGCTCGGGCTTGAGTAATAGCTCTGCAATTCGATATTAAATACTGTGCCGTTACTACACGGGTATTCCAAATAGGTCATAGCGGTGCTTTCGCCATTTCCAGAGTATACCGTCTCGCCATTTACCTTTATTACGAGAGTCCCGGTGTAATAGGTGTATTTGTATCCGATCTTAAACGTCCCGCTACCCTTTGTCGTAATTTTGGTTGTGACCGTTCCCGGATAAGTTGCCGACCTTTTTGCTTTTGTTCCACTTGTGAATGTGACAAGATTCGTTCCATTTTCTGCAGTCCAGTCTGGAATAGTGGTCTCTTGGGTCTCATATTGAAGTGCCGGATTCATCATTCTGCTTCGGATTGCATCAATGCTCCTCCAGAATATTTTAGCTTTAGCCTTGGAATTGGCTAATTCATAAACCCCGAACCCCATAATTCTTATCCGATAGTTGCCATTGGAAGTTGTAAGCGTCTTCCAATTGCCGGGCTTGTATTTCGATTTGGCAGTTCCGTTATCAACTGCAAACATTATTTCTTCCCAGCTATCCTGTATCTCGGCATCTTGGAAGAATTGAGCCAATGCACTTTCGGAGCTTTCAATATACCTTCCAGATGGCATCCAACCTGCAAATGTATATCCAGCTCTCGTTGGTGCCGTACCGTTATAGCCCGCATTTGCATGGTAATTTAGGTTATCATCAGTTTCTAATAAAGTAGATCCGTTATACCAAAGCACTGAGTACTTTCTTGTTGCAGATGAAAATGCCGCTTTAAAGTTGGTCGCAGATGTTATTTTTCGTGTTGCAGGATCTACATATATTTGGCCGATTGTCCACCCAGAAAATGTAAACACTGCTGTTGTGGTTGGTTCCTTTTCTGGTACTTCTGCCGGAGGCGTTGCGTATTGATTTAATTGAACCCACTGTTTCTTTAGCAATTCATTATCATTATAGAAAGTAACAGGGAACTGATTTGTGCTTCCTACATTGTTTGCAAATTGCTCTATAGCATCCATTCTAAAAAGCATTTGCTTCATCCACTGCTTCATATCTATAGCATTGAAAAACAGATTCCAATTTTCTGCTATTTCAACAGCGTTTTCTTTTGTGGCAACCGTGCCAAAACCTATGCCTTTTCCATTATATAGCCAGTCCATAGTGACGTTGGCAGTGCTTAATCTCAGGTTTCTTGAATACGAATTGAGGCTATCACTTACCGTAATGACAATCGTATAGGATGATTCTGGATTAGCGGCAACCACAAGACTTCCGCTTTGCGTATATGATGACAGCGGATCATATATGGTTGTTCCGCCAGGATGGTTTATCACAAGTTTCTTGGCGTTTTGATTGTTAATTGATGTTATCGATACTGCCCAATCAATTCTGCAATAAGCACCCATGTCATTTGGAGAACCATCACTTTCGCATCTGTGAATGGATACACTCGGAAGAGATGGAGCTGAGTATTGTATAATAGGAACCGTTATACTATCATCAAGAATAACGGAATCCCCAAAACCATTTACACGAACACCTATGCTGGCATTTGTTCCAGTTGCCGGTATGCCAATCTCACTCTCTCCATAATATAGTTCATTGAGTACAAAATCCTTTGTCGCATATCCAGTTCCCGGCGTTCTATATCTCGCATAAATTGCTGCACCATATTTGGCACTTGCATGAACCGTATAATTGAGTTTAGTTGCTACATTACGAAGAAGAACACCGTACTGTTCATACATGCCACTGGGATCAGATACACTCCATGTAGGCGTTCCATATAGTCCTGTTATATCGTCTGATGATTTGAACTCGATATTTCCAGATATTGTTCTCTTGGATACAACTATCATGTAATTCGAATCACTAGGATCAATTACTTTTAAAGAAAGCGTAAAATAATACTTTGTCGGTTTTTCTAAAGATGTATTTACGGAAACGAATGGCGGAAAGTACAAATAATTTGTTGCCGTTCCGCTTGTAATATAAGGCGGATTCTCGTTTCGAACAATTTTGGACTCTCTCAGCACCCATTGATAACTATTAGATACATACCCATACACATCAGTAATTTCCGATGTGAACTTTGCCCCTATACTAGCCCCAAACTGGTTAAGCGCATTTGCATAAAAATGAGCAGGGGCAGTTACTGTCTGGTAAAACGGTGCATACGTTGTGTATGTTTTCCAAACTCCCAAACCAGAAGAGCGCGAACAATCAACCCAGGTTCCACTACTGTTCTTGTACTGTACTTTGCTCCTAACCCATATCTGCTTATTTGAAACAGAAAGCGATATTAAATCGAATGAATTATATCCAGAAAACGAATACGTGTATGTTCCCGTCGTGTCATCATTTATTTTCGTTGCGTGAGAATTATTGTCTGGATATTTTCTGGAATACACATAAAATCCACCACCGGGATACCCGTAGCCCGGGCCAAGTTCTGTTATTACTTCTGATTTAATACTTGAAAAATTATTCTCTGACAGTTGAGCCACAACCCGCACCGGCAGACTGCCGCCCGATGATGATCTGCCGAAAACCTTAGTGGATAACGTTAACGTTGTGCCCATTCCAGACGCATTTGTTGCATCATCAAAATAATAAATGTACCAATTCGAGTACCATCTAAGCGATCTTCCATTGACAGTAAGAGATACGTCTGTACTACTTGGAATAACCGGAAATCCGTTTCCATTGTCTGGCCTCATTATGTCATCTGTTAAATATATGGTTACCCGACTCATTTAATTGTCTCCTACATAAAACAGGCTCATGTTTCCATTGCTTCTTGGCTGAAAAACAAAATCTCCCAACTGCAATGAACCACCAACTGGAACCATGATCTTTCTCGGAGTAAACATCTCATCTTGATTCCATCGCGTTACCGACTCATTATCGACCATCATATTGATGCCATCATTGGCAAGTCTAATAGTCTTATTGCTATTTGTCTTACCTATTGTTTCTCCGTATTGATCGAATCTGTAATGAGTTTTCAGCTCATCAAGGTCATCACTGGTCTGTGTTACCTCTAGTTCAATAGCCTCCGCAGTCTGGTTAAATTCTGTTCTCAGCGTAGTTTTTGCTTCATTGATAGCTGTATCAATAGAATCACCTGATGTGATGCTTATAGCATTACCAGAAATGCGGACCTCGCCAGTGTCAACATCGGCAAAAAACACCTCTACGCCATCCTTGCGAATGACTAGCTGGCCTGTATTGATCCATTCTGCGTTAATGCCTATAACATGAAGGATACTGGCAAGCACTTTTCCATCTACGGCGAACCCATACCAGTTTGGCTCCGGGTCTGTACCGTTGTTGGTAAATGTTATACCAACAGAAGATATTTCAATTTGGATTTCAGATTCTGAAAGATTCGGCTTGTTGTGCCGGTAGGTTATTGTGCCCCCACCCGGCTGCGGCACCTCTGTCTCATACATCCCGGAAGCACTAGCCATAGCAGAAGCCAAATCAGCCATGGCTCTCGCATACGGATTGTCTGCCTTTTTTATCTGTTTCCGCAGCTCGACATAGCTTTTTGTCGCTTCAGTAAATCGTGTGGCACTGTTTCTGGCAGGAGTATCAGCACCGCATACAGTGGTCTGTGTAGAACCGACAGCAAAACTCGTTCTGGTAACAAGGATCTGGTACCTATTGCCCTTTCTGTCATAAACATAGGCACAGTCTCCCGCCTCTATGGTCGGATCCAATACGTGGCTGATATTTGCCTTGCGAAATGTTGTTCCGATCAGCTGCTGCCCCAAATAACTGACAATGTTCTGGGCATTTGAGGTAGTAATGAAATCGTTCTTGGCAATCTTGATCGCATATCCGGGATCGCCCTCTGAGAAGACAATGATGGAGCGGGCTCCTTCGGTGTCATCTTTTACTTCTGCCTGCACTTGGGTGATGACCACATCATCTACAGATATATTTCGGCTGTAGATTGAAGAAATAATGTGCAGATCATTCCAGGCAAACTCACCGCCATCTGCTACATACCCCGTTTCCCACGGATTAAATGTGCCGCCATCCGCGTCATCACCGGTTAAATAGACATTTGGATCGTCTTCATCAAACTTTCCACCATCCAGAGATTCCGAGTCAGGAGCGAACAAACTGATATCGAACCATCTCAGCTCTAATTCGCCAGAGTTGTTGCATCTCGCAAAGCACCCGGCAATCGTCGCACACCAAGACAACACCTCTCTGCATGTAGTAGCTTCATCAGATGGTCTTTCAGGGATAACAAAATCTTTTCTGGGGAAGTTTAGTGATGATGTTGCCAGATTTACCCCGCATACAGTACACAAGTCACGCACTATCGTATCCAAGGACGCGGGATAGATCAGCGTACTTGCGGAATATGGCCTGTCGAATTTCGCCATATTGTCCAGACAGGAAAGCGTGATAGTGCTGCCGTTATATGTTGCCTCATCTACAGTAAAAACTCCTCTTTGAGCCCATTCAGTTGTTTCGGAAAGCTCAAGTCCAACCTCTACCGTCAATTCTGCATCGGTGAAGTCATAATCGGAGTATGCGTCATAAATATTGTTGATTATGATCTTAGATGTTCCAATAGATGCCGATCCAAGAGCCGTAAACCTGTTATCATCAGATATCACATCCTCCACAGAGACTCCAGAAGACCATAATTCCTGATTGGTCAGGACGAGTTCTGTTTCATCAGCAAGCGTAATATTCACACGCCGCAGATAGTCAACCCGCCCTGACGCCAGAGCATTTTTAAACTCTCCTGATACGTTAATCATCTGGTTACCTCTCTATAATGGAGAATTTAATAAGGGAGTATATCTTATTCCCTAAATGCCAGCTTTTGACTGTTATCTCCTGATCGCCTCGATAGAAAGTGCGTGTATTGATGCTCTTGGTCATAGGGTTTTCAAAAGTTATGTCGAAGTATTCCGGGTTGAAGGCCTGAAGGATCTGGGCTGTCTCTTCATCTGTAGTATTCTGCCATTCCAGATCCCCTGTCCACTTCTGCGTAACCCGGTTCTTGTGCATGGTTCCGTCCTCCGTCCTGCCGGCAGCCGAATCGGAAATATCATTCAGATGCCAATTTACGCCGGTAGGAGATGGCACGCTTGCCCCGTTCACTTTCAGTATGTCCATTCCATCCTCCGTTAACTGTACTGGACCCTCGGATTGAGTTTCCAATCCAGTTTATTCTGGCCCTTTATGCATGCACGTGCTATCTCGACGGAATCAACAACAAGGACCACATCTTGGTCTGAGCCGCCAACGCTGTTCATCATAGCCACGCTCGCCATCACATCCTGAATCCTGTCTGCGATCTTTTCGGCAATCGCATCTGCGCTCTGAGCAATGGCTTCACCGGTAAGCTCCCTGATCTTGCTCTCGGGAGACACGATTTCGCCCTCTCTTGTGTTATCACCGATCATTGCCAGCCGCGGGGAGTTTCTCTTAACATAGCCGCCCTGTGCCAGATAAGAAACCTGACCAAGCGACCACTTCGGAAGACTGAATCCGAACTGGCCTCCTCCATAGAAAGGCACCCAATCCGGAATATCAATCTGAATGCTGTTCAAGGCATCTGCGATCGCATTGACCATATACTCCATAGATGACAGTAAACTGTTGATAAAACCTATAATGGCGTTAATGGGTGTTTTTACCGTACCTTCAATACCGTTCCAAATGTCGCTGAAGAACTGCGTTGTATCGCTCCATGCACCCTCCCAGCTCCTCTTGAAGTCTCCGCTAAGGAAGTCGGTTATTCCACCTATTACGCTCTTTATGCCTTCAACGGCGGGATTTATTACGCCGGTTATATTATTCCAGATAGGACCAACCACAGAAGAAATTGTCTCCCAAGCCTGATTCCATGCGATCTTGATTGTCTCAAGCCCTGTATTGATTGCTGTTTTTATATCATCGATCGAGATGCCGATTTTGCCAAACATCTCATCCCAGACAGCCTTGAGAACGCCTTTAATTGTCTCCCAGTGAGCAGAGAATATGCCTTGCACTGCTTCCCATGCCCCTTCCCAATCCCCCTCAAACACAGCGTTCAGGAAGTCAAGGATGCTATTTAACTCATCAAAAACCCCTTTGATTACTGTGGCGATTATTTCGCCCCAAAGGAAAAAGTTATCGCCCAGGGCCTTCAGAATTGGAGCAATAACCGGAGCCATTGTTTTGATAAACCATTCAATAAATGGGAAGAGGGTTTTAGTCCGTATGGTCGTAAACAAATCTGCCAGTTTGCCGATAAACTCCAGAATCGAGCTCACCATTGGCAGTAAATAATCCTCTACGAATGGGCCGAGCCTGTCAGCCAGCTCCTGCAATACGGGAAGAATATATTCGTTATATGCTTCTGTTGCAGTAGCAACTATAGAGCTGATACCCTCTGCAAGAGCATCGAACATGGGCTTGAAGTGGTTGTCGTATACTTCCAAGGCCTTGTCTACGATTCCGTCTACCAATGTCTTGATAGCACCGGTAACGGTCTCGAATACGGTCAGAGTCCCCTCAAATGCCTGTTTCAGGGCTTCCTGATTGCTGATTATGGGCAGCGTGACCAGATTTGTGATGTCACGCACAAAGTTAAGGCCGAGCTGTGTGATACCCATAACAGCATCAGAGAATATGCCGATGATGTTGGCAGTCAACTGCTGGCCATGCTCTCCGCCAAGCGGCGAAAAGATATAGGCAATAGCCTGAGCATAATTGCCCGCCATTGCCATGATTTCGGATGCGGCATCAAACGAGCCCACTATGAAGCTCTTGATTCTCCCTTGATTCTGGGCAAGGTATCTGTCTATGCCACCAACCAGATTAGTAGCCATGGTTATTCCGATAGAGGTAATTGCTCCCGCCTGCTGACCCAGAGAATAAGCAAATGTATTCAGAAAGCGATTAGCCGCATCCTGTACTTCTTTAGAACCGAATATTTCCTTCAGGCTCTGCATGATGGATTCGGCAGACCTCTTGAGTGGTTCAAGCGTCACATTTCCAAGTCCGGCAGCAAAGCCCTTGCTGAAGATGTCTCTCAGCTCCTTGGCTCTCTTAATGAGTCCATCCAGAGCCTTACTCATGCCGTTGGCATCTTCTTCGCCCTCCGCAAGCTTTCCGAGATCCATGGCACCCACAGGGCCAGTTGCCCCGCTTTTCCCTTTAGGACTGGAACTGCCGGAAGAGGAATCGTCACTGTTTGCGCTCATGGCGTTGATCTGATCAAAGCCCATCAGGGAGCGCATCTCTTTAGCTGCCTTCTTTGCGGCATCGCCAACACCGGCAGTGCTGTCGGACAGATCGTCTGCGGCGCCAGAAGCATCTTCCATTCCGGTGCCGGCATCCGCAGCCAAATCACCAATGTTTGCCATCCCGCTGCCTTCTGTGGACTTTTTCCCGGTGATCAGCTCCGTAAAGCCTTTGAATGCCTGGGCCAGTTTTACCAGCCCGGCCATTAGATTGTTAATCATTTTGAGGGCCGGCGTCAGTACATTGATCAGCCCCTGTCCAATTGCGGC